TCAGAACGTATCGATCTCGATCAAACAATCGATAGATTCTCTGCAATGCCACTATCTTCGTTTATTGCTAATTATGGTAATATTCAAGGATCACTACATATTAATTCACCAACGTTCGACGATTCACAAGATCCATATGGTATCGTTATGAGTAACGCCACAGAAACTATGGATCAAAACATATTCTTTAGAGATTCATCTAGCCCATACTATGTTGCACGAGGCTTTGTTGATTCTGACTATTTCATAGTCGATTGGGGCCCAATCGATTCTAATCTACTTTAAGAGGTAAAAATGGCAATCACATTAAGAACTACTAAAGGTACGGCATTGACCCACGCTGAACTCGATGCCAACTTTACCACACTACAATCAGACATAAGCGCATTATCTATTCTCGATTCTTCGGATGTTACGGCAATTGCTCAAGCATTAGATAGCGCGCAAAGTATTACAACAAATCTAAATCAATTAGCAGGCGATTCTGATGTTGATTTTGGTACACATAAATTGCTTTATTCAAACAACTATGCAACCACGGGTGACTTACCTGATGCGACTACATATCATGGTATGTTTGCTCATGTTCATGCCGAAGGTCGTGGGTATTTTGCACATGGTGGAGTTTGGCTAGGACTAGCAAATGAAAGCGAAATTGCTTCAGGTATTGATTCAGCCGCAACCGTAGCTTTAATCGATAGTGCTTATATTAATTTCAGAGTTGATGAGCCTGCTGCAGATAGTATTGGCGGACTTACAAATGTGAATATGTCAGGCGTTGCTGACGGGAAAATACTAAAATGGGATGCTGGTACATCTAAATTTATTATTGGTACTGATCTTACTTCATCAGGATCTGGAGGTATTGCTCTTAGCGATTTAAGTGTTTCTGTTGCAGCAGCAGGTTCTGCTAATTTAAGTTATAATGACGGCACTGGTATTTTTACATATACTCCACCAGATTTATCTAGCTATCTAACTGCCGAAACAAACGATTTATCTTCGGCTGTTACTTGGGCAAATATTCCAGATGCGAATGTTCCTGAAACTGCTGTTACTCAGCACCAAGCGGCATTAAGTATTACTGAATCACAAATCAGTGATTTACAAACTTATCTTACTACGGCTTCAGCCTCAAGTAATTACGCCGCGTTATCTGGAGCCGTATTCTCTGGTGCTGTAGATTTAAATGGTAATGAATTAATATTAGATATTGATGGTGATACTTCTTTCAGAGCGAGTACTGATGATAAAATTGATATTAAAGTATTAGGCAGTACTGTAGGATATTTTGATTCTACCGGTATTGTTGTAGATGCTATTAGCACAACTACTGCAGGAACTCCAACCGTTACTTCTGCCTCAAATATTAATTTGAGTGTCGGAGGTTCTGTCACAGTAAGTGGCGGTGGTTTACGAGTTGCAAGTTTAGATAATACTGCAAGAAGTTCTTTGGCCGCAGCTGATGGCGAAATAATCTATAATTCAACAAATGATCAATTTGAAATATATCAACAAAGTGCATGGCATCCTCTTACAAAAGGCGCTTCTATTTTCAATGTTACCAACAATGGTACGTCTGATTATGCATTTACAGATCCAGAAAGCCATTGGTTCCCAACATCTGAAAATGATCCTACACTATATCTTCGTAGAGGAGAAACATATCATTTTGTAGTAAATGCAAGCGGTCATCCTTTTGAAATCAGAGTAAGTAATGGTGGAGCAGCGTATAGCACCGGTGTTACTAATAATGCTACTCAAATCGGTACCGTGACCTTTAAAGTTCCGATGTCTGCGCCATCTACACTCTATTATCAGTGTACTGCACACTCAGCTATGGGTAATACAATTAATATTATATAGGTTTCATATGTCAGAAAAACCATACATCATAGCGCTTAATAAGGGCGAAAGCAAAGAGAGAATTCTTAGCGAACTGACCGAAGCTTCAGGTACAGATACTGTACCTTCTCGTTCTATTGAAATTAATATAGAACGTACTGGAAGTAAGCGTCATATGGAAGTACTTCTTACCGATGAAGAAGCAAATACTTTAAGATCAGATTCAAGAATTACAAGCGTTGGTGAACCAATTGAATGGTCAGATGATTTTCTTGATTTCGAACGAAGTGTTGGTAATTTTATAAGAGATAATACTGGTACTTCAAATAGAAATAATTGGGGTTTGCTACGTCATATCGAAGCTACAAATGGTTGGGGCTCTGCTGTTTCTTCTGATAGAAATGGAGCATTATACACTGGGCATTTAGATGGTACTGGTGTCGATATCGTTGTTCATGAAGGCGGAGCTGCGAGATACGATCATGAACAATATAGAGATGCAGATGGCGTTTCAAGATTTAATCAATATCAATGGAATCAAAATGCTGCTGTGAGTGGAGCTAATACTATTAGTTATACAAGTAGTGGCATATGGGATGATCATGCTAGTCACGTATTAGGAACGATGGGCGGATTAGATTTAGGTTGGGCCCCAGGTGCTCAATTATATAGTATGCCTGTTAACTATATTGGCAGTCAGTCATATTGGTTTGATTGTGTGAAAGAATTTCATAAAGCTAAATCAGTAGATCCAACTACTGGTCATAAACGTCCTACAGTCGTAAATATGAGTTGGGGATATAAAACGTTTCTCAGTTCGATTACTGGAATTAATTTTAGAGGTGTTTCGTCAGGCACAACTCCTAGCACAAGTGTGGGTCTTATTGGAGATGGTGCGAATAGAGTTAATTGTCCGATATATGGATTTGAATCTGAAATAGACGAAATGCATGAAGAAGGTATTATTATCACAAAATCAGGAGGCAATCAATATCAAAAATTAGATGTTGAAGGTGGAATTGATTACGATAACTACATGACTCGTTCTGTTACTACTGGAAATATTGCTGCAGGCCAACCTCTTTATTACAATAGAGGTTCAAGCAATAGAAGCACTGATACCATTGTTGTTGGAAATATGGATAGTGCTTTATATTCGAGTTCAGAAGCAACTCAAACAGCAAGTGAAAAAGGCCCTCGTGTAGATGTATGGGCAGCAGGAACTGATATTGTAAGTTGCGGTGCTAGTACTAATTCTTCTTTGCTTAATTATACGGGAACAAGCATGGCAGCTCCTCAAGTTGCAGGAATGTGTGCACTACTTCTTCAAATGAATCCAGGTATGACTCCAAAACAAGTCAGAGAATGGATTATAAACAATGCTATAGAAAATTTATTATATGTAGGTGATACAAATAATACGACATATTTTAGCAATAATCGTAATTTACAAGATGGAAATAATAGAATCGCATATTGGCCGTATAGTCAACATCGACCAGTAAATTTACAAGCGAACACTTCGTTCTTCTCTTTTTGAGTTATAAATAAGATTAAATATTTTAGAGGTATAGTATGACGCGTCAGAATATTGGGATTGGTACCACAGCAAATGATGGTTCCGGAGATACCCTTAGACAAGCCGGTCAGAAAATAAATGAAAACTTCGTAGAGCTTTATCAAAAGCTTGGCGGAGATAGTGATGTTTTGTCTGGTGCAATTGATGTTACAAGTGACGGTTTAAGATTTGAAGGTGCTACAATTGATGGTAATGAAACCACATTAAGAGCAAGAGATCCTAGTCAAGATAATTATGTTTGGATTCCAGATACTTCTGGTGAACTTATTATTGACTCGGCTTCTCAGACACTTACAAATAAAACGATTGTTTCTTCTACTCTTACTTTACCTAAAATTAATGACGCTAGCGCAGATCACACATATAATGTTTTAGTAAGCGAATTAACCGCAGATAGAGAGATTGCATTACCAGTTCTAAACGGTAATGATACTTTTGTTTTTGCTGATGCAAATCAAACTCTTACAAATAAAACTCTTACTGCTCCTGTACTTTCGACTCCAAGCATTGATGGTCATATTGCTGATGTAAATAATGCTGAAGTAATTGAAATTAGTGCGGCAGTAAATGCGGTCAATCATATTGAAATTATAAATGCGGCGGCAGGTGCTGATCCAGAAATTCATGCCCATGGAGCTGATACTAATCTTAACTTACATCTTTCTGGAAAAGGTACGGGTTCTGTAGTCGTTGAAAAAGAAACACTTGGTTCTGTAATTCAAACGAGTGGTGGAGCAGCAGACAATACTAAATCTTATATTATCGCCAATTCAGGAACCGCAATCGCTATTAGTTTAGCTTCTGGAACAGAAATTGGTGAATTTAAAATATTTTCAAATAGAGGAGCAGGTACAGCAACCATTACTCCTGGATCTTTCGGATCTCTTACTCAGGTTGCACTTGCACAATATCAGAGCGTTAGCTTAATTTGGGATGGAAATCAATGGATCGTAACTGGAAGTTACGGCGCAACGATCACATAATAGGAACTGACAATGGTTGCAATTATTACAAATACTTTTAAAAGGCAGGTTTTAGACGACATCTATACCGATGTTACTGACTCGGCGAATACATACTATATTGGTATTGCTCGTTCTGAAGAATGGAATGATTCTGATCTTGCACCTACTCCTATTAATTCTAAAAGAGAAGAAAGAAATTTTAGACTTGGTTTACAAGCAATGAAAAGCGCCGAGGATATTTCATATGTAATTCCTCGTTATAACTGGTCTTCTGGTACAATTTATTCTTCGTTTGATGATGCAAATTCTGCTTATCCTACAAATGCTTATTATGTTTTAACTGATGAAAACGCAGTTTATATTTGTTTACAACAAGGACGTGATACAGCTGGAGCTGCGGTTACTTCTACTATCAAACCTACAGGTAATGCTACTACTCCATTTGAGACATCAGACGGTTATGTATGGAAATATCTGTATACTATCGGAGCTTTGACAGCTAGTAAATTTACTTCGGCTAACTACATTCCAGTAGAATTTATTGAATCAACAGACTCAAATTCTTCTGCTTTGCAAATTGAGCAAAAAGCAATTCAAGATGCAGCTATTCCTGGAGAAATTGTTAATATTAAAATCCTTGACGGTGGTGTAGGATATGTTTCTGCTCCTACGATTTCATTTACTGGTAATGGTACAAAAGTGCCAAAGGCTACTGCAACAATTTCTGGTGGAACAATTGTTAAAATTGAAATGGATGATTCAGGATCAGGCAAAGCACTTGGCAGAGGATATGATTATGCCGCAGTTTCATTCTCAGGCGGTGGAGGGTCAGGCGCTGAAGCGAGAGCAGTAATTGCTCCAGAAGGTGGTCTTGGTGCCGATCCAAGAAATGATCTAAAATCTACAGCTCTTATGTTTAACTCTCAAATTACTGGAGATGAAACAAACGCATTTATTACTGGTAATGATTTTAGACAAGTAGGACTTATTCGAAATCCAAAAGTAGGAGTTGATTCTGCAGATTCAGCTTTTGAAGGTATTGCCGGAAATGTTCTAAGACGTTTACATTTAGGATCTATTGCTCAAACATTTACAGCCGATAAAACTCTTGTAGGATCTTTATCAACAGCAAGAGCATATATCGATAAATTTGATTCTTTTTATATTTGGTATCATCAAACAGAAGAAACCGGATTTTCTCAATTCCAAGAAGGTGAAACGGTTACAGAGGCTGACGGTAACGGCGAAGGTATTTTAGATTCTGCTGCTATTGATGGAGATGACGATGCGTTCACTCTTCCAACAATAAATAATCTTACGGGCGATTTAATATATATTGACAACCGCGCTGCAATTGAACGCTCTCCAGATCAAACTGAAGATATTAAAGTTATCATTCAATTATAAGATAGGTCAAACATGGCAACTAGATTTACAGAAAACTTATTCTCTACGACCTATAAAGACGATTACCGTGATAGTGATAACTATTACAGAATTCTTTTTAATTCCGGTAAAGCACTTCAAGCTCGTGAATTAACTCAATCACAAACAATCATTCAAAAAGAAATTGAAAGATTTGGTCGTAACATTTTTAAAGAAGGCGCATCAGTAAATCCTGGTGGTCCTACTCTTAATACTCGTTATGAATTTATTAAATTAGACACCACTTCAAATGTTCTCCCTACAGATACATCTGGAATGGTTGGTGATGAGTTTACTGGTCAAACTTCTGGAGTTAAATTTAAAGTTTTAGAAGTAGTTGCTGCTACATCAACTGATCCTGCAACAGTTTACGTAACTTATACCGATACAACTTCGGGTACCGCAGGAACAGAACCTATTCGTTCAACTCCAGGTGAAGAGGCGGTTGGACTTAATTCAGGAGTAACCGTAACTGTACAGGCTACAAATACTACAGCTAATCCAGCCGTAGGTAAAGGTGCTAAAATTTCAGTTGATCGCGGCGATTTCTTTGTACAAGGACATTTTGTTTTTGTTGAAAGACAATCTAAGATTATCGGAAAATATACGCATACTCCTAGTGCTACAGTTGGTTTTAAAATTACTCAAGATATTATTACAGCTAGTGATAATGAAAATCTTTTTGATAACCAAGGCGCAACTCCAAACAGATCAGCTCCAGGCGCAGACAGATATAGAATTCGTTTAGTTCTTGCAACTGAAGATGAAGTAGACTCTGATGAAAACTTTGTATATTTCTGTAGAGTTGTAAACGGTGTTGTATTTGATACTGTTACTGGACATAATCAGTATTCACGAATTGAAGATAGACTAGCACAAAGAACTCGTGACGTAAGCGGTGATTTCTTTATTAATCCATTCTTTATTAACTATGAAAATGATTCTGATGAAGCTTGGTTGCAAGCAGTTGTTTCTTCAGGTCTTGCTTATGTAAATGGTTATAGAGTAGAAAAAAGTTTACCGACAAGACTTCGTATTCCAAAGGCTCGTGATACATTAGATATTACAAATCAGGTATCGGCTGCAAGTTATGGTAATTATGTTATTGTTACCGATCTTGTAGGATTGCCAAATATTAACGCATTCCAGGTTGCTAACTTAAGAGATACTACTGCTCACGGCGGTTCTACTATTGGTACATGTAGAATTCGTGCAGTTGAGGAAGATGGTCCTTATTATAGAATGTACATCTTTGATGTTGTTATGAATAGCGGACAGTCTTTTAGCGATATCCGTTCTATCGGTACTTCAGTACTTAACTATGCTAATATTGTACAAGAAAATAGCCAATCAATTTTATACGATGTAGCAAATAATAATTTGTTCTTTGATCTGCCTTATGCTAGACCAAAGTCTTTAACAGATATTTCAGTAGAAGTACAAAGAAGATTTACAGCCTCTCTTGATCCATCTGGTGCTGCAACTCTTACGCTTACGGCTACAGGCGAAACCTTCTCAAACATTAATGATTGGATTATTTCGGTTGACTCAGACGGCGAGATCATTAGTGATAACGTAACTATTACAGGCGCTGGTACTCAGACAGCTTCTATTTCTGGTGGTCCAACAAGTACAAACGTTGAATTAGTTGCTAAAGTGAATAAAGCTAGTGCAACAATCAGATCGAAAACTTTGGTATCTACTTCAGTCACAAGACCAGTGATTGTAGACGGAGATCAAACTTATATTCCTCTACAAAAACCAGATTTGTTTAAACTTGATCGTCTTAGAGATTCTGACTCTGATGGCGATGATTTGATTAATGACTTTATCGTTGATAATGGCCAAAGAGATAACTGGTACGGCCCAGCGAAGCTAATTCTAAAAGGTGATAAAACTGCGCCTTCTGGAAATGTTTACGCTAGATTCCGCTATTTCACTCATGGTGCTTCTGGTGATTTCTTTGCAGCCAATTCATATACTGGTCAGGTAAATTACGGAGATATTCCATCTCATACTCTAAACGATGGAACTAAAGTAGAATTAAGAGATGTTCTAGATTTCCGTCCTCGTAAAACTGATGGCGACTCAGACTTTATTAGTGCTACTGCTCGTGTTAATGAACTTCCAACAAATACAGATCTTATAACATTTGATGGTGAATTCTATCTTCCAAGATTTGATAAAATTGTTTTAGACCAAGATGGTAACGTAAAAGTGCTTCAAGGTAGATCAGCATTAGAACCTAAATTCCCTGATAAACCACCTCATGATTTGCTTTTAGCTGATGTAAAATTAGGTAGCTTTACAATTAGTGATTCAGATATATCATTAGCCCCGTATGAATCTAAACTTTATACTATGGATGATATCGGTAAAATTTCTGCCAAAGTTGATACTTTGTTCGAACTTACATCACTCTCTTTGATTGAAACTGGGTTGTCTAATTTCTCGGTATTTGATTCTACAGGTAACGACAGAACTAAAGCTGGTTTCTTAGTTGATAATTTTGCAAATCAATTAGGATCTAGTTTTACTAATATTGAATATAGAGCTTCTGTAGATCCTTTAAGCAAAACGCTTAGACCAGGATTTAGAGAAGAAGCAATTAGATTAATTTATGATTCAGATCTTTCTACAAATACTGTTCTGAAAGGCGATAACATTTACTTGAAATATAATGAGGTAGAATATATCGATCAGCCTCAAGTTTCAGGCACAATGAATATTAATCCATTTGCAGTTATTACAAATCTCGGTAGTATGGAACTTTCTCCCTCTTCAGATGAATGGAGAGAAACAAGACAAGCTGCTGATGTAGTAGTTGGTGGAGGAACAGTTAATTCATTTAGTGGAAACCAACAACAGTTATTTAACAACTCTCAATGGAACTGGGCTGGTACAAATGTGGGTGCTACTCGTTCTCAAGTTATTGGATCAAGTAGTTCTTCTTCAGCTTCATCGAATACCGTAAATAGCGGAATAGTTTCTAGTGTCGGTAACTGGAGAGGATCTTGGGATCGTACTGATACAACTACTACAACGACTACATCAACAACTTCTGCGGTTGCGAGAGTTGATTCATTCTCTACAATTCGAAGCGTTGTTGGTGAAAGAGTTATTGATGTAGCGATGATTCCATTTATGAGATCTCGTAGAATTAGCTTTAAATGCCAAGGCATGAAGCCTAACTCAAGAGTGTTCCCGTTCTTTGATGGTGTAGAAGTTTCTAACTGGGTTAAGTCTGATACGTTTACAAGAGTAGCTACAACAAATAACGAAGCTGGTAACAGATATAACAGAAATACTGGTCACCCTGATGGAGCAACTTCACTCTTTACTGATGCTGAAGGAAAAGTTGAAGGTGAATTTTTAATTCCAAATACTACATCTCTTCGTTTTAGAACAGGTACAAGAGAATTTAAACTTCTTGATATTTCTGCAAATAAAGAAGAAGATGCAACATCAATTGGCGTTGCAGCGTTTGCTTCTACTGGTGTTTTAGAAACACGTCAAAGAACGATTCAAACTACAAGAGTACGAAACATTGTTACGTCTACTCAATCGTCTTCATCTTCGACCTCAAGAACTACAAGAGGCACGGCTAATATTAATGTTTGGAATGTGGTAACAGGAGAACGCCGCGTTAATGGCACAGTTGTTACTCCGCCAAGAACAGTTCGTCAAGTAGATCCATTAGCTCAATCATTCTTTGTTTCTGATCAAGATGGTGTATTCTTAACAAGCGTTGATATTTTCTTCCAAACTAAAGATGATACGATTCCGGTACAATTGCAAATCAGACCTATGATTAACGGTTCTCCAGCATCTTATGATACAATTCCTGGATCAATCGTATTTAAATCTCCGGCTTCTGTTAATACTTCGGCTGATGCATCTTTGGCTACAAACTTTGTATTTGAAGAACCAGTTTACTTAATGCCATATGAAGAATATTGTATTGTTCTAATTGCAGAAACTGATAACTATAATGTTTACATTGCAGAAACTGAACAATTTATTTTAGGTTCTACAGAGAAACGTATTACAGCTCAGCCTACACTTGGTTCGCTATTTAAATCTCAAAACGCTTCTACTTGGGAGCCTGACCAAACTAAAGACATGATGTTTAAAATTAATCGCGCAGAGTTTACATCAACCTCTGGTGAAGCGATTATGCAAAACGCATCAGTTCCAGTTAGACTATTAGATCCCGATCCAATTTCTACTGTAGCAGGATCTACAAGAATGACAATGTATCATCCTGATCATGGCTTTGTTGTAGGCGATAACGTTACAATTTACGGATTTGATTCTGCAACAAATTATGATGGCGTTAAAGGTACATCTATTCTTGGTAATAGAACTATTGACAGTGCTGATAATGATTATATTTCGTTCGATGCAGATTCAGCTGCGACAGCTGGAAAATCTATCGGTGGATTTGTTGTAGAAAATTCACAGAATTATGGATTCGAACAAGTGTTCCCATATGTAGAAACTAATTTACCTCAGTCTACAAGCATTGCAGTATCTGGTCTCTTTACAAGCGGCAAATCAAATGCTGGTAACGAGTCTCCATATATCAAGGATACGGTATATAGTCCTCTGTCTTTGAGAGAAAATAATTTCTTTGGAACTCCAAAGGTTATTGCGAACGATGCAATTGAAACTGCTAACTTAGCAGCTGGTACAAAATCAGCTACTATTAAAGTAGATATGGATACAACATCTAATTATGTAAGTCCGGTTCTTGATTTGCAGCGCGCGTCTCTTTGGTTAACACATAATAGAATTGATAATCAAGATTCTGATGGATCTTCTGCAAACAATATTAATATTCCATTAAACTTTGTTGCGGAAACAAATCCGACAGGTGGATCTTCGATTGCTAAACATATTACAAGACCTGTTACTCTTGCAGCATCCGCGGTTGGACTTAAAATTATTTTGGCAGCGAATAGACCTTCTGTTGCAGACTTTGATGTTTATTACAAAGCAATTAGCGATGATGCATCATTTGGAGATGTAAATTGGGTTGAAGTAAGTAAAGAAGTTAACTTACCATCAGATGAAAATCCAGGTATATTTAGAGATTATGAATATATAGTTGGTGGACCTGGAGGATTATCTGTACCATTTAACAGATTTATTATTAAGATCGTTATGAGAACCTCGAATAATGCTAAACCTCCAACATTTAAGGATTTGAGAGTAATAGCCTTAGCAGTGTGATGAGTGATAAAAGATATAAAAAAGTTGAGGGATCTCAAGGACTATTTAGAGATCCTTATAACAACGCAATAATTAATATGAATGTTGATGAAATTAAAAAAGCTAGAGAATTAAAAGCGGCTAGAAAGCAAAAAGCTTTAGAGTTCGAACAAGTAAAAGAAGACGTACAACAAATGAAGAGCGACATGTCAGACATAAAATCTCTTCTTCAGAAATTGGTGGACAAATAATGGCAAGGATTTATGCAGATTTAAACGATCTCATCAGTGAATGGAGAGATAAATTTAATGACTTGAGCTATAGGGTTGGAGACCTAACTACTCTTGCTACAGGAGGAGATTCTGATCTTGTACAAGCTATTAATGAACTTCATACAGAAGTTACAGATAATAGTACTACTCTTGCAGCCCTTTCTATTCTTGATTCAGCCGGCGTTATAGCTTTAATCGGTGGCCAATTTCCAGCTGGAACCGATGATCTAGCAGATTCATCAGTAACTGAAATTAAAATGGCAAATGACGCCATAGGTTCTGCTCAACTTAAAGATGTTCAAAATTTAGCTATTTACGATTCAGATGCGACCTTATTAAAGGTAATATATGGTGCAGGGGCGTAGTAATGGCAGTTTATCGCCCACTCAAAAGGGTCGGATCTGATATTCAAGTAATGACAGAAGCTGAATATAATCTCATTATTGATGAGGTTATTAGGCTTTATGGCACTAATCCAGGTATACAATTATCAGTGACATCAGACGCTCCTGAAGGAGCTTATGAAAATAAACTTGGAACACTCATTGAATATCGACTACAAGCTGGAACGGCATATGTTTCATCCTCTCCTTTATCTAGCCCTACAGGATTAACTGATCCTCCGGTATATTTACCTGTGAGTTATGGCCTCACTCTTCAAACATTAACTTGGCAATCTAGTTTTCCATACAAAGATAGGCCCGGAAGCGTATATGCAAATCACTCTCATCCTGTACAATATTACGGACCGGGTAATTCAATTCAACCAGGATCTTGGTATACTTTCTATGAAACGTTTATAGCTCCAGCTCTTACTCGATTAGCAACCGGAACTTCGATTAGTTCGGCCGAACATGCTGGTACTTATTTTATATCTACTAGTCAATCTGAAACTGATGCTACTTTAATAAGTAGTACACCAATATTTACTGATACCATTTCTGATTATGCTGCTTTTGCTTCAGGCTCTTTGCCAGAAGCGATAGATCAACCGGATGCATCGACTACTCCATTTTATTTGCATAGAGTAGATCCTTTATCACAAGCAGATTTTCCTTTGCCTTTAGTTTTATGGGGCCCAGATAATCAACTTAAAACTATTGATAGATCTGTATTTCAACAGATGCTATTAGATTTTGTGCAATACTGGTCTGTCGATCCCAGTAATGTGACTTCTACTGCAATCCGTTATCAGTATGGAGATAATGCATACTTAACTTCTCAAGGAATGGTATCAAGAGGCACTGGTTTAACAGATACATATACTAGTACGTATATAGAACGTATAGATCAAAACGCACCTAATCCAAATGCCACTGCATATTATGCACAAAATGTTCCGACTGCCTCAGCTAGTGTTCAAACTACTAAGTATTTAGGAATAGGATTATTTTAATGAAAGGTTTATTATGGCAATTTTTTCAAACAAGATCGAACAAGTAAAATTTGTAGATCGAAAAGAAAAAACTATTGAAATACTTTATCATCAAGATTCAGAAGCTCTTTCAACATTTTACTTAGAAATAAATTATAATGACCAAAATTTCTTAGATCTTTTGGAAGAAATTTCTATTGAAGAAATTCAAGATAATACTCGTGATTACTATCAATCTATCGAAAACAATAAAAATCTAATAATTCATCAAGCAGCAAAAGCCATGTTTGATGAATGGATTAAAAATGCTCAGGCTGATTTAGATAAACAAGATGAAGAACGTTATAAAATATTTGAGCAGTATAAAGAAGAACAACTAAAAATTCTTCAGGCAGAAATTGACGTTCAAATTGAAGAACGCTATAAAGAAACCGATGCATACAAAGTAGCGTTACAATCTGAACTTGATTCTCAAATTGAAGAACGTTATGAAGAAGTCGAGACTTATAAACAAGAACAATTAGATATTCTACAAAAAGAAATAGATGAACAAGTAGAAAAACGTATAGCTGAAGGCTTTAAAGACGTTGATGAATATCGCGAAAAACAATTAGCAATTTTACAATCTGAATTAGATATGCAAGTACAAACCAGATATAAAGAAGCTGATGAATATAAAGAGCAACAATTAGAAATTCTACAAAAAGAGATGGATGCTCAAGTAGAAGGCCGATTTAAAGAAGCTGATGAATATAAAGAAGAACAACTTAAGATTTTACAGTCAGAAATTAGTGAACAAGTAAAAACAAAATATAAAGAAGTTGAAGGTATGAAAACCGATCTTCTTAAAAAATTTAATATTGGCTCTCCTTCAGTTGTGAGATATACTCCAGAAAGGGTTGCGAAATATATTATAGATAATTTTGAAGATGAGGATACGGTTTTTAAAACTAAATTAGAAATTTTTAATTTACCTGAAGTTAAAAATAGTAAAGATCGTGAAATGAAAATGAAAGTACGTAAAGCAAAAACCGTACCAGAAATATTTGCAGCATATCATGATATACAGCATAGTAACAGTTAAATTTGGAAATAAGTACGATTCTAAATTTGTAAATAAATTATATTCGGCAATTGGTTATTATTCTCGTGGATTTTATAATACTGCGCAATATAAATTTTATTGTTATACTGATGATCCTGAAGGTTTAAGTTCAGGCATCGAAGTTATTTCACCAAAAGGTAATCCTACATTAAAGGGCGTTTGGAATAAACTTAGATTGTTTGATCCTGACATGCCTTTTGAAGGAAACGTGATTTATTTAGATTTAGATATAGTTGTTAATGATTGTATCTTTACTGC